CTTTGTCACGCACATTTTCTATTGGCTGCTTGTACCCTTGGTCACGCCCCTTCTGGTGCCAGTCGGATTGAATCTCCTCAATGTGCAGCGCCCGCTTCTGCGCAGGCGACATGTCAATGTCCATGTTGCGGAAGCCTTTAGCGTGGGCAAATTGCGCAGCCTCCACCGGGCTAATTACGCCTTTCCGCATCATCGAAATAGGCGCACCGCTGCCAAGGTTCTCCACCTTGGTGCCCATCGCATCAGCCATGCGTTGGCCTATTCCGTAGATTTGTTCGCTGGTGTACGTCGGCTCAATTCTGTCGGCTTGACGCATGTGGTACAGGACATTAGGCTCTTCAAAGTGGCTTTGCAGGAACGCCTTGCCCGCTGGGTTCTCATACTGGTACAAGTTCTCGCGGTAGTTCTCGCTACCGGGCAATTTATATTGACTGTATTTAGCCCTCGTAGTGTCTTCATCTGGAGCGCCGCTCAACTCGTCAAGGATGTCTTCTCGTGACATTGGCTCACCATAGGCTTCAGGCTCAGAACCACGGATACGCACATACTCTTTGTACAAGTCTTGGTCGCTCAAATCATCAAACTTGACATTGCCAAGCGTAATCTTGCGGACGCCCGGTGGCTTGTATTTCTCGTTCAGGTGCGACACAAACTCCTGCTTGGTCATCTTGGGTAGCTGAGTCAGCGCAGGGTTCAGCACCGGGCCGTTTTGGCTGGGCACCATGATGCCTCGGTCAACCAGTTCAGCCTTCTTGATGCCGCTGGTCTTGGCAAGCTCATTGGCAAACTCCATGCCTGTGCCTGCGCCGCGTTTGGAGGCTTCCAGCGCCTTGTCCACAGCGGAGAACATCTTGGCCTTCTTGGCCGTCTTCTGAGCCGTTCCAATGGCTTTCAGCAGGCCACCGCCGCCAGCCATGTGGGCCTCACCGCCTTCATTGAACGCCTTCTCGTAGGAGATTCCCATGTTGTTGACTTGGCCCTTGTAGTCCATGTCCTTGGGCTTGTAGCCACCGCCCTCGATGTAAGCGCGGACGGCGGCGTCTTTGCCGACGGGGTGGGTGTAGGTTGCGCGGCCACCGCCACCAATACCACCGAATGCGTCGTTGGCAATCTCGCCTTGCAGTTGCAGGGGTAGCTGTACGGCCATGACGCCGTTGTCCACTTCGTGGTTCAACAACTCCAGCACGCGTTGCTTGGCGCTCTTCTCATCAAAGAAAGACTTGACCTCACCGCCTTCGGCCATGCTTGGCTCAGATGGCGACAAAGGCGGCTCTTCCAAACGAACTTTAGCCTTGGCTATATCTTCAGCAGTCAAATACCTCTGAGGCATTACCTTATTTAAAAAACTAACATCATCATAGGAGAACACACCCTCACGCATAAGCGTATCCCAATCTTTCATCCCGAGATGCTCTGGCGGAATCATGTAAGGACTATCCATGCCGCCTCTAATAAAGTTGGCTTGTTTTTCAGTATTATCAGGATGGTAGCGTTTGAAGTATTCCGAATTAGGAATAAATTCTGGGCCTTCATAATCTTTAAAGATTGGGTCTTCAAGGTCAACCTTGGATTTCCAATCTTTGTATTGGTCAATCAATTCTTTGTCAAATTTTGTTTTGTGAATGTTAATCTCATCAGCAGTCAAATACTTTTGATTAGGATACAACTTCTCAAAATTTTCTCTATCAGATTTACGAGGGAATGCTTCATTGAGACTTTTTAGCCCTGTATTTTTTATGTCGCCAACATCTTCCCAAGTGCCACCCTTCACAAAGTCCTGCACGAACGGCAGGTAATCTTCCTTGGGTGCGCGGTTTTGCTTGCCTTTAATTTGAGTGATGCGCGGTTCAAATGGCCCCATCTCTGGCAAATAGCGCTTCGTCTGTTCATCATACCGATACATAAATTTGGGGTCATAAACATTTCGGCTCTTCATGCTGTTTAGAACATCAGATGGCAATTCTTCTGCCGTCATCAGCCCAGTTTTATCCTTGCCCGGCTGCACCTCCACCGTCACATGCGGCTCACCCTTAGCATCACGCAGGCTGTAGATGCGGCTGCGGCCTTCAACAACATCAGGGCAGTAGCCACCAACGCAGTGGCCCATTGTGTTGCCTTCGTACTTGAGGGCATCTTCCAAACCCTGCATTGGGTTTGGCCCCATCTCTTTTTGGAGTTGCTCCTTTATTGCCTCAACTGGTATTTTTTTAGACTTGTCGCTGGAATAAGCCGCCACTCGATTCCCAAGCTCTGTCTTAAATTTCTGGTCATACTCTTTTGCCAAAGCATTTTGCTCTGGCGTTAAATTTAACTCAATCCACTTGTAGCCCTCGGGGTACTCCTTGTGAACAGGCATACCCTCAGTCTGCTTGATGGCAGCTTCGCGCATCTTCTTCGCCATGTCTTGGTCAAACTCATAGGTGCGGCGCACTGCCTGCTCCATGCTGATTTTGTTCAGTTGCTCAGGGCGAATGCGGCCAGCAGCAAGGTCTTGGTTTAAGACATCGACGATGTGGTCAAAGCCGAGGCCGCGTGCAAAAGAATCAGCATCTGCTGTATGAAATACAGAAGTGTCTGGGTCAAGTTTAGTAAGCCACGGGTCTTTGTCCACGGCTGAACTGAAGCCGCGCCGAATTTCTGATTCGGTCAATGGCTTGGTAAATTCTTTTGCGGGAGCAACATTGACCCTATAGTCTGTTGCGGTTTCCCATCCCTTCGCCGCGTCTGATTTGCCAATGCCAAGTGGTGCTTGTCCAGCCTCCATGCGCTTTACGGCAAGAGACTCTGGAACGCTCCGATTAGGAAAATCAAGTTCAGGCATATGTGATATACCTTCTTCCGCCAGCTTGCGTACCGGGTCACCGGGCGTTGCCATTTGCTTCTTGACGTAGTTGGTTAAGTTGCTGTCAATCCACTTGTTGAGGGCGGTGTCTTGCGGAGTTAAATCCTCAATATATAAGTCATCTCGGATGTGCTGAGGGATGTCGTAATTGCCGCGCTTCAGCGGCTTTAGCGCCTGCTCTACGGTGCCACTCAGCCAGTTGCCGCCAGTATCCTTGACCACGTTCATGGACATCGGAGCCATGTAGGGGGAGTTAATCACCTTCTGGGCCAGCTTATAGCCAGCCTCGGACTTGGCAAGTTTGCTCAGGGCACCAGCAGCCTTGCGGCCAGCATTCAATCCCATGCTGCCTGCTTGCAGCGCCATGAGCGCGTCCATCGGGTTGGGTGCGTACCCCTTGCCCACATTGTTCAGGACGTTGCTGACTGCCGGGACAAGAGTGAAGTCGGACGGCTTCATAACATCCAAGATGTCGTTCACCTTAGCCGGGGCCATCTCAATGCGGCCCGTAGCCACCTGCGGGTTGGTCGTTGAACGCTCGAAGCCCGCTGGCAGGTTTACGGTGGCGTTCTCCAAGTCTTTGCGCAGCTTGGGGCCAACGAAGGGTATGGCTTCGGTCAGGGCATTAACCAAGTCCTTGACGGGAACGCCTTGGTCAAGCAGCCTGCTGAATGCGTCCACCTGATTCTTCACCGCCTTGGCAGCGGGGTTCATTCTCTCGTGCTTGGGGTAAAGCAGGTTGGGGCGGTCTTTGATGAACTGGTTGGGGTCACCCAACATTACTTGGTCTTCGGCCTTGAACTTTGGAATGGGCTTGCCACCCCCGGCCATCTGAGGCTCGTCGGCAATCAACTGTAGCAGGCGTGCTTTGGCGTCATTCATGTCCAGCCTCTTGTGGGGAGATGTTTGGGATTACACCATAGGTTCCCCAAGGGTGAGAAGCCGTGGCTCCCATCCCTCGCCCAGCGGGCGCACTGATTGCACCGCCTAGCGTACCCATAAGGCTGCTATTCATTCGGGAGGGGTCTTGTCTCACCATGTCCCCCTTCCTTATCCAGTCCCTAGCAGAGAGGCTGGACGCACACATGGGGTGAAGCACGGTACGGTCTTTCTTGGGTTCAGCCGATGCAAGCTAAAGCTAACGCGCCCTGACGGCTGCGAAGAAAGACGGGCGTAAAAAAACCGTTTACTACTGCCCCCGGTGGAAACCCTAGAGTAAAAACCAAGGGCAGAGGCATGAGTAAACGGTCTCGTTTCGTCGCTTTCCACGGCAACAGAGAAAGTATAGCACATATTCGGCAGCGTTGATTGCTGTTGGATAGCCTTAGACCGCATATGGGTTTACCCGGCGGCTCTTCTTGCCCGAGTCCTCGTAGTCATCCTCGTCGTAGTCTTCCCGTGGTGGTGGGTCAACATTGAGCCAGCCAGCGTCCCGTAGGTAGCGCAGGGCTTGGGTACACATGTCAACGAAGTCGTCATGGGTGGTCTCAGGGAAGCTGCATATCTGGCTGACGAACGGCTCGGCCCAGTCCTTGACGTAGCCCTTTCTGGCATCGGACTCGGGTATCCACACACGGCCACGGCTGATGATGTTGGACACGATGTTCAGGCGCTGCACCTTGTCGGCCTTGCCCGGGTTGTAGGCCATGACAGGCAGGTGGCCGCGCTGGAGGTCTTGAATCAGGCTGATGCCTGCGGACTTGTCCTCGACCAGCACGAGGTCAACCCTCTTCTTGTCCCGGCCCTCACCGTAGACCACCTCGTACTCGTCCATGACCTTCGGGCGCAGGTCGGGGTACTGGAGCCTGTCCTGCCAGCAGTCGATGAGCATGACCGACATCGGGCCATCCAGCGGCTTGAACACGCCCCACGTCCCGGCTGCGGTGGGGTCGTTCTGGGTCTTCTCGCTGGTGGCGCAGTCGTAGGACTGGATGATGTACTCGAACTTGGGGAACTCCCGCCCAGCAGGCCAGAGCTTGAACATGTCCCGCTTGACGATGCCGCCCTCCTCGGGGTCGATGATTTCGGCGTAGATTTCCTGCCGCCCCAGCTTGGTGCCCTCGAACTGGAGAATCTGCTTCTGAAAGTTCTTGGACAGGTTGGCAAGGTTGGTGTAGGTGGAGGCCGTGGTCAGCGCCACATCGTCCCCGTCCCGGCCCACCAGTTCGATGATGAGGTCTTTCGGTCTGGGTGTCGTGGTGCAGATAAGTCTCGTCCTCTCGCCTAGGCGGACACCAAACATTATTTGTTCCCACGCGGCTTGGAGGTAGTCCCAAGCAGCAAGCTCGTCGCACCAGCCACCGTGAAACTGAGGGCCGCGAAACCTTTCCGGTTCGGAGGCCGGGATGCCTTTGATGAGCGACCCGTTGGTCAGGCGTATCTCGTGCGCGGTCTTGTTGTAGTCGGCGATAAGCGACTTGGGGATGACGGCCAACAAACCTGAGTCACCCTCGAAGCAGGTTGCCCGCACGTCTGCGCTCGTGGGGGCAGCAACAAGCCATCGGGTGCCCGGCTCGGTGAATGCCCACCACCCCACCTGCTCGGCGGCTGTACGGGTCTTCCCTGCACCACGCCCTGCCAGCAGGAGCCAGATAGTCCACCAGTCGCCGTGGGGCAGTATTTGGTGGTCATGAGCCTGCGTGAGCCACTTCATCCGCCACGCCCACGCTATGACGTACTCAGGGCTGGCGCGGGCTAGGTCTTGCTTGACCGCCGGGTCTGCCAGCAACTCAACGAGGTCGGTCATGTCAGCTTGGCGTAAGCTGCACTGGAACGCTTGGCTTCCTCTTCCACCGTCTTCAGGTCGGCCAGCACCTCTCGGGGTATCAACTCGCAGTCAATGTTCCATAGGTGGTCATCAATCACATTCCAACTGCTGACAGACCGCAGCAGCCAAGGCCGCATGTGCAGGCGCAGGCGGAAGCGGTGAGCAGTCGCTGTGTAGGTGGCAAAGTCGTACCACATCCAGTACGCCACGAATCCGCCCGTTGCCCGGCGTAGGTTCAGGCCCAGCTTCAGGTGGCTACCCTCGGAGGTGATGTGAATCATTCTGCGTTCGCTGCCTGACGCTTCAGTTCGGCGTGCTTGACAAGCTCGGCCAGATTCTGCTCGGCCTCAACCTTCACCTCAAACTTCAGGGGATTGTTGGGGTCGCCGCCCAACTCTAGTTTGTCACCGTACTTCTTGGGCCTGAGCTTCATGGCCGTCCACTTGCGTGCCTCAATCCGGTTCTTCTGCCAAGCGATGTAGGAACTGCTCAGTTCGATGCGGATGAGTTCGCCAGTCTTGCTGTCAATAATGGGGTTCACCTCGGGCCGCTCGTCAGCAATCTGGACAATTTGGTCAGCCAGCGTGTCAGCTTGTTCTTCGCGTGCGCGTGCGTATGTGTCGCAGAAGTCAGGGTGACGTGCCAACCAACGATAGATTGTCGAAACGTGAGGGAGATGCTCATCCCTGCACATCTGTACCAATGGCTCACCCTGAGTGAGGCGTGTGCATATCTCGCTGGCTATCTTCTCTGAGTAGTCTGTTGGCCTGTGTGGGGGTAGTGGAGCTATGGGAGCTTTTGTGGGTGTGGATAGGGCTACCCCTTGTGTCGGGGCTGTTTTGGTCTTGGCGGGCCGTTTGGGCGGCTTGGCGGTAGTTTCTGGCATGGTGAATCCTTATTCCTATGCGCTTCAGTGTAACTGGTGTTGGTACTCGCTATGCCGCAGGGCCATTGATACCATCACAAGTTGCGGCACCTGCTTTCCCAACACGGCTGGGGACTGCCCACTCGCTTGCGAGGCGCTGGTTGGGTTGCACCCACAATCCCCATGCGTGTAAGTGCCAGCGCAGGGAGCCTCAGTAGAGATGGTTTTGACAGAAAGCAGCCCTGTCCGATTACTGTGCGCTGGCGAAAGAATTCTAACACAAAGTTGCCCCTTACGGGGGCCAGTCGGTCAAATCACAGCGAGTAAGGTGCCCACTACTTCGACTGGCGCGGTTAAGAGGGGAGAAAGTCTGGAAAAGCCCTCGGTGCCCACTCACGCCTTACAGCAAACTGATTAAACCAAAGACGATGGCAGCGATGCCGATGACTGCGAACACGAAGATGACAAACCCGAACAGGGTGTACAAGATGTCAAAAAGATACTCGTAGTCATCTTCATCGTCTTTCATCTGGTGCCCCTTGCTTTGATGCCCTCAGCAATGACTTTACAAGCATGGTAATAACCAATTTTTTGGTCATTGTTTTCAGTGGCTAAAACCCTTCTTTGTGCAAAGTCAATGCACTCTTCACGCTCTTTAGCCGCACCAGCCTCAAACCCTTCTTGATAGCCACCAATAAACTTGCTTGGGTCAATGTTCATCAGCGTGTGCGCGGCCACCAACTCGGCAAAGCGTGTAAGTTCTTCAACCCAATATCCAGTCTCAATCCGAATGCCGTCATTGTTTGACTCTGTCAACCCGGATTTTTTTGCAAGCTCTTTGATGTTCATTTCCAGCTTCTCTCTTCCAGCATTGCATCTGCCCACTCAAGGCAACTGCCGCAAAGCGCAGCAACCGTTGTGTTTCCGGTGCTTATGGATACAAACACTTCGGGCATAGATAACTGCGCCTGCATAGCCAGTCCAGCGTACCAGTCGTGCAGGGTCATGTCCTTTGCAAAGCCGCCTGTCTTCTCCATCCATGTGGGGTCGATGGGTGTGGTGTCTTCTTTCATGCTTGCTCCTCAACCAATTCGTAGGTCATCTCAAAGATGTCAGGCTTGCAGGGGTAGTGTTCGCCCTTCACGCCTGTGATGATGTAGTAGCCCGGAGGGACAAACAATTCTCCTTCAGGCGTTCTGATGGTTGGGACGGAGTTATGGTTATAAATCACAGCAGGGTGGTCGCCCATCTTGAACCACTGCACGGCGTCAATGACCACGGGCTTTTTGCGGTACTTCATTTGCATTCCTTGGTGAACATGGATGCCACGGTGCGGCACGGTGGATGGTAGGTGGCGTAGCCCATGTAGAAGCACAACACGATGATGGTGGAGACCAGCCCGACTAGGGCAAACAGGTCGGCGATATATCTCATTCTTCCTCCATCGTCTCGTTGATAGCTTGCAGCACCTCGTAGATGCGCTCGACCTCTTCGGCCATGAGTCGCCAGCGTGGCACAGATTGACCGACCAAGGTGTAATCGTTCTTGTTGCTGAATTGCATGACCTCGTCATCAGGTCGCAGCCCCCTAATCTCGCAGAGCTTGTAGGCGGCTTTCTTACGGTTGAGCGGGGTCATAGGGCATCCATCAGGTTTTTGATAGCTTCCTGTTCTGTGGCACCCAGCCCAAGCGGGTCGCCGGGTTCGTAGCCATCAATGTAGGCTTCCCAGTCCAGTTCTGGGGTGTACTTGGGGTTGTAGGTGGTACGGATGTCCATGTCAGCCCCCAATGCCAATTTGATAGGTCTGCTGAAGGTAGTGGTTCTGGCGCTGCACTTGCAGCCACTCGATGCGGCGGGCTTCCGCCTCCTGCTGTTCCCAGCGCTTGGCACCCTGCTCGATGAGGCGCTGGGCGTCTTGGGCTACTTGCTTGTCAAACTCTGCTTGTGTCATTTTGATTCCTTAGTTGAGGGGCCATAGCCCCGTGAGTTATTAAACTGGCTGGCCCTTGAACATACGCACTGCAAGCGCTTGATGACCAACATGGGAAAAACTTGCTTTGATGTAAGAGACTGCATCAGCATGGGTCATTTGTTGCAACTCCGCAATGATGGGCTGGATTGCATTGCAAATTTCTGCTTTGCTTGCCATGTAGGGAGCCGCAGCCTTGTGTGCCGCTATAGCAGCGTTTTCAATACGTTGAGCAAAAGTCATTTTGTTTCCTTGGTTGCCTGCGGATTGCAGTACGGTTATTGTAACTAAATATTAGACCTATGCGGCGTTTTGTAAAAAAAATTCTAGGTAGTTTCCCTAGTCTTTAGGATTGCATCCATTTCTTGGATTCTTGTGCCAATCCATCCCATAACCGGGACGGCCATTGAGTTGCCCAGCGCCTTGTACCTCGGCCCGTCAGGGGTTGCCTTACCCTTGGGCTGGATGTCGGTGTACTTGTCAGGAAACCCTTGCAGGCGCTCACACTCCACAGGAGTCAGGCGGCGTACTGCCATTGCTTGCATCAATGTAATTGGCACATTGCCACCGCCAGCGCCATAAGTAGCTGATACCGTTGTGCATACATCTCCTAATTCCCGTACCCTGCTGTCTTGGCTGTGCAATTCATAGACGGGCTGCGCCACCGCCATTGGATTCTTGGCTCCCAATGTCTGAGTCATGTCCACATCAGTCTGCGGGTTTGACATCTGCCCGCTGAATGCAATGGGTTGCGCTACTAAAGTCTGAGCGTTTTGTGACTGTTCTCTAAACTCATTAGAAGCATTATTAGTGTCTAAACAAGTTGCCACTTGAGCTTTATTGACATGAAGTCCTCGGTCAGAACCGCCTGACAATGTGTATGCAATGGGTTGCGCCACGCCATGTACACCTGTGGCATTGAGCGTGTACATTGGGCCATTCTCAGTAAACCCATCATGGTTGCCGCCATTCTCAGGCTTGCGTCCTATAGTGTTTTCAGCAAGTGCAATGGGTTGCAATATCGCCGTACCTCCTTGATGCATTTCTGGATTGCTTGCAGATGCATCTAAAGTCTTCGATGCATGGGCATCAGTGACATGAATATCATCTTTTAATGCGCCTTTACCCGGCGAGATGTTGTAAGCAATCGGCTGCGCCACCGCATGGCTGTGCCCTTTGGTTAATGTGTAGCTTGGTGCGCCCGGCACAAAGTCACCCATGCTGTGCTTGTCGCCCCTGCCAATGTGATTCATGGAGTCAATTGGAATGGGTTGGGTGGCTAACAAATGTCCCTGTTCTGCATCCTGAACACTTCTACTTTGTCCTGTTCTAGCGCATAAGCTACCTACTGAAACCACTTGTGAATCATAGTTGCCGTTGTGCCCTATTCCTCGTCCGGGTGTTCCTTTGTCAAGGGTTCCTGCGACATCGTAGTCACTGATAGGAGCGCCTGATGCAATGCTGGCGGCAAAACTTTTTCCCTTTTCTCGGCTCGGCGCAGGATGCCCCTGCAGGCTGTAGCGCTCAAAAAGTACCGCTGCGGCAGGTCGCCAGTCTCCAAGGTATCCGACAACGAACACACGTTTGCGTCGCTGTGCCACTCCGAAATATTGAGCGTCAAGCACCCGGTATGCGAACCCATACCCG